ATACTCAGCTGCGAAGGAATTGTCTGCAGACGCACTACCGAATCCTAGCCCCATCTTAGTACCGCATTCGTGATTAACGATCGCGTTCTGGAGGCTAATCTTGCCGTGATTGGTCTTGATGCTCTCAGAGTGGTAAACTGAGCGTTGAAGATCATCAATAGACCAATCTGTGGATTCGTCGTCATCAAACATGCTGCCAACGGGGAAGTAACCATACTTCACAACTCCAGACAGAGTGGCCTCAGGACCGGTAATCAAACCGCTGAACCTGCTTGCCCATATCATGGCGTTGTTATAGACTTCGGAGCCATCACTACCGTAAAGGGATGTTTAAGCGTAAGCGTGAGTGTTTGAATCGAAATGCTTAAACTACAGATTACCTTTGGTAGTGGTGTTCGAGAACTAAAAGAGGTATAGTCCCGATAATTTTGCGCCGTCTCCCAGAGAACCGCCGCCTCCTTTGCTATACATAGCGGAAAGAGTCGGACAGAACATTATCACGAGGTAATCTAGCGTCTTACCATCGATCTGGGGGTTACCGAGGGTCGTCTGAACAGTGGGGCTGTTTCCTCCGGTAGAGTAGTAGGACTGATTGATCGACATGGTGCTAGTTAAGCACCCGGTTGTCGAAGACGATCGGTTCATTCCCGCTACGAATTTGCACTCGAACCTGCCTGGGTAGTGCTTGGCGATCTCCATACGCTTCCATTAAGTCATCACTTGCTTGTGACTTGCTATGGGAGCTCCTCCTCTTGCTGAGGATTGTTTCTGTTGCTTCTTGGAGTCGCGGTTGTAGGTTAACTATGATTTTTTAGCGTTCTAGTTTTTCGCTCTTTCTTTCCTCTCGTTTTGAAGGCGTTCTTAATCGCGCTTCGTGGGTTTACGAGGGGAGTTCTTCTTCTTCTTCTGGTTCTTATCGGACATTTTTATTGTTTTCACTGACTAGTCCATGAGGAACCTAAGAATGGTGAAAATGCAATAAAGAATTTCACGTCTTAGCGTACAGTAGCAGTGCAAAAAAAGGTTTAAGAAGACTAAGTAGGGGTCTTCCTATACCTATAGAACGCGTAAAGTGGGGGATCCGTTGATCAACGTATTACTCTCAATGATCTGGAGAAGCTATATGAGGCCGATACCTAGTCTGTGGTTGACAGACTATTCGCAGGAATATCCGGAAGGAGAAAGATCAATGTAAGAATTAAGATGTTTCTTACTGAGCTCCTGTTGGTGATAGGTAAGGGGATCGAGGGGAGAGTTAAGGTAGAGAATGTCTTCAACTAGAGTGCTGCACTATTCGGATCTGAAGCCTTCATATATGGCGCGTCTGTGGATTTTGGGATCCTAGAGAATAGCCGCATTTCTCTTAGAGTAAAATTACTTCTGGTTCAATACCTTGGAGACATCGCGGGTGAGAGATATACCCGAATCAGTTCTGTGTGCCCACTTAGAGCAAAAACTGATGTCTACCAATTCACCGATCTCGACGGTCTGAATTATCTGGCCGAGGGAACTATCCGTGACTAAATCTTGAGAAGAGTGGTCCAAGATGAGGTTTCGTGCCGCCGTCGCAAGCCTACGATCTACAATCAAGACCACATCGTCACCCGCAACTAAAAGTTTGCAGTTGGG